GAAGAATCAGTTACTACACCTATTACATCACCAACAGCCATACCAGTAGTAGAATCTACAGTTAGTGCTGTAGCTGCAGATGAAACGCTACCATTTAACTTGGTGGTAATAACCTCGGACTCTTTAGCCATTCTGTCTACTGAAGAACCACCAAACGTATATTGTCTTTGCCCTTTAATTGGAAACATTACTATTTCCTGATTGACAAATAAGTTCATTCCTTCTGCCATCCAGAACTTAGTCATCATATTAAGAGATCTGGCGCAATCAGATTTTTGGTTAGTGCTTGGAGTTTCTCCTTCACCAATAACACCAACAAGCTGAAGAGCTTCAGTAATTATATTATCTCTTGTTATTGAAAAATCAACTGATCCACTTGTAGCCATTATTCTTCCTTTGTATCGTTTCCATTTAATGCTTGTTTGTGATAATTTTTAACTGTAAAATCACTTACATCATCAGCGTAATTGATAATCTCACTGTGTTTTACTCTAATAAAAGTATACGCGCTATACCAATCTTTCTTATTAAAATACCACAATGCTATATTGTATGTAAGTAAAACCAAGAAGGGAGACATCACAGCGTCAAACACTACCATTGATGTACCATCTTCAATAAGAATATACGGCGCTAACACAGCTTGTAGTAGTATTTGAGTTAGAGCTGCTAATGGACTTGATACTATACAAGCCATTAAAAAATTCTTTTTAATAGACCAAGGGGGATTGCCTTCTTGTCTATTTATACGCCTAAGTAATACATTAATCCATAATCCAACTACCGTACTAAAAAGTAATGGTAAGAATAATAGAAATAAATCTGCGTACCAAGGTATACTAACCATTTAAGGTTTATCAGGCCACGTTATATTATCTACATCACTCTGAGTAGGTACGTCTCTTAATGCTTTTCTGTAAGCCGTTTGTGCATCTGACATAGTTACATCTGAACTACCCCACCAATCACATTCTCTTAATAACATATCACGTTGCTGTCTTACCCGTACCCACTTATCTTCATCACTTGGTTGAGCAGCAGCAATATTATCTTTTTCTTGTTGTGTATAGGAGCGTGTTGTTTCTTCTCCTGTCATTACGTTTACTTCAATTACGTCTGCCATATTATTTTCCTATTGAAATTGTATTGATGCAACACCCGCATCGAATGTGTCAGAACCACCCGCTGTTGTTAAGCTTATTTGGGTGAGTTCGGCTGATAATGATTTACTTCCTGCTAAAAAATAGTTTGCTGTAGAGCCAGGGTCTGCAATATTACCACTTGCAATCCAAGTGAAACCAGACGAATCTTCAAGGCATAATTCTATTATTCCTGTGTGGGCTATAGCTGCATTACCTTCTGTTTCAAAAATAAAACTAGCTGAAAAATTCGTTGTTGCAGCACTATCTCTGCTAACAGAACCCACATAACCGCTTGTCTCAATACCACTACTATCACCTATCTGTATTACTCTATTTGATGTTCCAGAAGTTGATACTTGATCCAGCATAATTGTAATCTTCTTCACACCAGAAGGAATACTTCCGAAAATAATACTACTATTGCTTGTGGTAGCTTGTTCAGCACTTAGAGTAATACTATAAGGATTCGCCCCTGCTGCATTTTCAATTTCGGCTACTACTAATTTACTCATAAGTCTTCCACCTCTGTAATCACTTCATTCATTCCTGTCTTTAAGTTATCAACGGAATCAGCGTTAGTTATTTTAGTATCTGCTGTAGCATCTCTTGCTGTTTGTTTTTTTACGACTACTGCGGCTTTAGCATCAGAATCACCTGCTTCATCAGCGCGTTGGTATGAAATGTCTAATTCTGCGAATTTAGGAGTTCTGGCTTTTCTTACTTTTTCTTTAGCGAGAATTTTTGCCTTATCTAAATCAACCTCAACGCTTTTGCCCTTAGAAGTAACCCAAGCATTGCGGAATGTTCTGTCATTTTCAATTGTATCTACTTCTACAATATCCGCAGTACTTAAACAATTTTCAGGAACAACCTTTTTTAATAAATCTTCCATTGTTCCACTATATTTTGGTGCTGGAACAACAACTGCTGCTACCC